GCAGCACCTCGGGCGAGATGCGGTCGCGGATGGCGGCCTCGCGCATGGCGTCGAGCATGTCGGGGGTCACCAGGCCGCGGGCGCCGGCGAGCACGGGCTCATAGGCAGCGATGCGCTCGACGGCAGCGCGGTCCGCCTCGGCGCGGATGGCGTCCAGGTCGGGCGTGGGCGGGGCTGCGCGGGTCGGTTCCGGCGGGGCGGTGGTGGTCACGGGGTTCTCCTGGGGCGGGGTGGTGGGCGGCGACGCAGGGGGCGGCGCCGAAGGGGCAGCCGGGATCTCCGGCGTCGTCTCGGTCATGGGTGGTTCCTCGGGGATGGTCAGGGCGGGTTCGATGGCAGTGGCGGGGGTGCCTTGATCCCCCTCGCCACGGATCACGGCCAGGCCATCCACCGGGACGGGCACGATCGAGATTTCGTAGGGTTCCCAATCCACGGCGCGGTGGATGGTCTGGCCGGTGGCGGCGTCGGGCCGCGGCTCGTAGCGATGCACCCGGTAACCGACGCTGACAGACTGCAGCGTGCCGTCTGCGACGCGCTGCCAGACCGGCTCGACGTCATCGGCGCCACTGAATTGCAGCGTGGCGTAGCCGCGGCCGGCCTCGAGGCGGGCCACGGTGACGCGGCCCAGCACGTCGCGCGTCCCGGCGCGGCGGTGGGTATCGAGCACCGGGGCGCGGCCCGAGCGCAGCGCATCCATGCGCACCGCCTCCGGCCGCATGTCGAGCTCCTCGATGATGGGGCCGAGCGGCGGGACGAAGTTGCGGGCCCGAGCGCCCGTGCTCCACACCACCTCGACGGTGCGCGCGGCGCGGTTGACGGTGACGGGCGCGGCCAGCGCGCGGCAGGCCACGATCGACTGCCCAGCGTCGGGCATTCGATCCGGCGCGAGGGTGCCCCCGCCCGGTTCGATCGGTTCGGTCATGTGCGAAAATCCTGGGCTTAGGGCGCCGTGAAGCCCTGGAGGTTGGCGATCACCACCGCGCTGGCCGTCACCGCCTGGATGTTCAGCGCGGCATTGGCCGTGGTGCGTAGCGGGGTCGGGAAGTCGATGTTGGTGGGGCCGAGATTGGCCGGCAGCAGCGCGCGCCAGACCGGCGTGGTGCCGTCGCGGATCTGGAACTCCGTCGCCGTGGCGCTCGCGTTCTGCACCTGCATCCCCGTGACATAGCGGCGGATGCCGGCGCCGCCCGCAGCCTGCACCGCGGTGTCGCTACCTGTGGCGATGCCGGCGAGCGGCCCCGCATAGGTCCAGTCCGCCTCGGGGATGGCATAGGGCTTGGTGACGATCGCGCCGATCAGCGTCGCCAGCAGGTCGACACCGCGCGCCGTGGTCACCACTACCGGATTGGCGGAGTAGCCCGTGGCAGCGAGCACTGGCACCGCGCCGGCCGTGTTGCGCGCCTGGCCGCCCACCACGCTGAGCGCGGGGGCCGCGGCGCTCAGCACGTTGACCCCGATCCCCTGGCCAGCGACGGCATTGGCGCGCCCGGCGGTGATGGCGGTGGTGAGCTCGGCGTAGTCGGAGATCGAGACGAACTGCAGCCGCAGATCGGTGTTCGACGCCGGCGCCAAGTTGCGGCTGATCGTCGCCCAGCCGGTGTTCACATAGGCCCCGGTGAAGGTGGACCCGATCAGGTCGAAGTTGTTCGCGTCGATCACTGTGATGGTGAAGGTGCCGTTCGCCCCCGGCACGCCGGCGACGTTGGCCACTGTCACCGAATCCGAGGTCGCGTAGCCATGGGCCGCGCGGGTGATGCGCACCGCGCTGCTGCCGTTGTTGGCCACCGCCGAGATCCCGTGGAAGACCTGCCGGTTCCGCACCCGCACCCGGAACCGATAGAGCGCGGCGGGGTCGGGCAGCTGCTGCTGGCGGGCGTAGGAGTTGGCGCGCAAGCCGGTGCCGTCCAGCGCGCGACCATGGAAGTAGCATTCGTCGCTGTTGGGCTCGAGCTCCAGCACCGACCAGCCGGCCGGGGCCGTGGTGGGGATGGTCACGCCCGAGGCGGTACCGAGCCGCGGCGCGCCATCGCTGCCGACCTCGTAATTGGCGAGCGTGGCGCTGATGCCGTCCAGGCGCCAGGCGACGATGTTGCGCTCGTCGGGCTGGCTGGTCTCGGGCGTGACGCTGACCAGCTCCAGCCAGGCGGTCTGGCCGGCGATGCGCTGGCTGAGGTTCAGCGCCACCATCGCGCGCAGCGGCAGCATGAAGCTCTGCCGGCTGAGCACCACCAACTCGTCATCCAGCGTGGTGCCGGTGGAGATCTGCGCGGTGCCGTTGGCGACGGACAGCGTCATGCCGCTGCCGGTGGACAGCACCTCCCAGCGGGTCGGGTTGATGGTGTCGCCGCCAAAATTGTCGCGGAAACGCCGGCGCATGCTTTTGACCTTGAGCATGTCGTCGGCCCAGTCGTAGCCGCCTGGGATCATGGTGTGGCTCCTGGGGAAGTGGCGGGCGGCTCGGCGCGCGGCGAGGCGGCACCGGTGGCGGCGATCTCGATGGCGGCGAGCTGCGCCGCGTCCTGCGCGGCGCCGGACTTCGCGACGCGGCGCGGATCGCTGTCGAGCGAGAGACCAGCCTCATCCAGCAGGGCATTGGCCTCGCGGATCATCTCGACGACCTGGCGGAAGTCGTAGCCGAAGGCGCCCACCGCCTCGGGCTGCGGCACGAAGCCCGCGCGGACCTGCGCGATCAGAGCGGTGGTGTCCTTGAGCGGGTCGATCATCTCGTGGGCGGGCGGGACGTGAGACAGGCCTTCCGGAACCTCGGCACCCCACAACCCGAGCAGCGCGCCCTGCGCGTGAAAGCGGTCCGCGATCGGCCGCACCAGCATCGGGATCAGCATCCCGTACTGGACCTGCTCGCAGAGCCGGCGGAACTCGATCTTGCCGGCGCGGAGCGAGGAGTAGTTCGCCTGGGTGAGGTCACCGGCGACCTGGTCGTAGGTCAGGCCGGTACCCACCGCCGATGCCTCCAGTGCACGGCGTGCGAAGGCGGCGTGGCTGCCACCACCGGAGGGGTTCACCACCTCAACGCTGCCCAAGCCGCGGCGATACAGGATCATCCCCGGCTCGAAGCTCTCGACCGTGCGCCCCTGCGCGTCGCGCAGCAGACCCGACGCCGGGCCGGTCATGGCGTCATCGCCATCCTCCGAGACCACCGCGGCCAGGCAGGCCTCGATCTTGGCCTTCATCAGCAGGGCGGCCTCGTAGTCGCCGAGATCGCGCAGCCGGGTCAGCACCGGCGCCAGCCAGGACGCGTCCCTCAGCTGGCCAGGCCGGCGCTTGCGATAGATGTGCAGCACGTCGCGCGCGGGGACGCGCTGGCTGCTCAACCAAGTGGCACCACCCGGCAGAACCCAGGACGCGCCGGGATGCACGCGGTGCAGCCAGTAGGCAACCGGCTCACCGGCCTCGCCCAGGCCGATGCCCTGCAGCGTGGGGACGCCCTCGATGACGCCCTGGCGGGCCGCGTCGAGGTGGTCGCTTTCAAGCACCTGGAGCCGCAGGCCGATCGGATTGGCCGGCGTAATGTCGGCGGGGAGCAGGCGGACGAAGCATTCGCCGCTCTCGACGACGGCGCGCATGACCAGGGCCTGCAGGCCATAGAGGTCGAGGCGGCCCTCGGCGTCGCAGGCGGTGCTGTCGGACCAGCGGCGCCATGCCTCGGCATGCGGCTTGTCCGGCCAGCGGGTGGTGATGCCGGCACCGACGGCATTGCCGGTCCAGAGGTCGACGATGCGGGCGGCGTAGGGGTCGTTGCGGACGGCGTCGCGGGCGCGCCGCGCCACCGTGGGTGCGGCGGCGCCAACCTCGGCCGTGGCGCTGCTGCCGGAGGCCGCCCAGCTGGAGGCGCGACTGTCCTGCGCGGCGGCGTAGCCACGGAGGGCGTGCCAGGCATCACGGATCCGCCCCATCACCTGCTGCCCTCGCGAGAGAAGCTGGCGAAAGTGACGTTGGGTCGCCGCGCGCCGCTGTTCTCGGCGGCGTGGAGCACAGACAGCGCGCGGCCGAGCTCATCCAGCGAGCGGTATTCCACCGTGCGTCCGTCGAAGGTCACGCGCGTGGTGCCGCCGGTGAAGGCGGCGGCCAGGACGGCGGCGCGGGCGCCGGCAGGCTGCGCCAGCGCCCAGGCGAGGACGGTCGGGTCCATGGTCGTCCTCCTCTCAGCGAAGCCAGCCAGTGCGCGGCGCCAGCCAGCCGCGCGGGCGCTGGGTGTCGGGCGGCGGCGCGGCTGCCGGCGGCGGTGATGGGAGAGCGATGTTCCCGGCGGGGGGAATTTCGCTCGGCAGAAGCGGTGCATCGGCGATCTGGTCCCGCAGCTGCTGCCAGAACCGATCGCCGTAGCGGTCGGCACCCAGCAGCCAGAGCGCAGCGCGAGCCAGCACGGCGCAGTCCAGCGCCTCGTTGCGTTCCCGCAGCTTGGCCCATTCCTGGCGGGCAAAGCCTCGGCGGTCCTTCGTGGTGCGCAGCTGCTCGGCGACCAGCTGCTTGACCCACTCCACCTCGATCGCCCGCGGCAGATGCACCCACCCGGGCGGAAGCTCCTCCGCGTCGCCGCGACCAAGCCAAAGCCGGCGATAGAGATCGGCCTTCCATGTCGAAACCGACACCGTCCACAGCTTCAGGCCGCGACGGAGCTTCTGGCCGTTGACCAGCGCATCTACCGGCGTCGGTCCCTGGACGGGCTGCGCCCGGTTCCAGCCGTCGATCCCCTTGGTCGGCGCGATGCGTGGATCCCTCAGGCGGCGCAGGTGGCCATAGACGGCGGCGGTGTCGCGGCCGCCGGTGTCGACGCAGAGACGGGCGATGCGCATGGCGCCGCCGCCGTGGCGCGGCCAGTCGCGGGCGAGCAGCTTCGCCAGGTCGTCCCAGGGCTCCCGATCCCGCGGGCTGCCCTGGATAACCACGTGGTCGACCAGCCACGAAGAGAACCCCTCCGCCCAGCCCCAGACGTCGCATTCCAGGCGATCGTCCTGCACGTCCACGCCGGCGGTGAGGACCAACGCGCCCGTGGGCACCACGCCCATCGGAAAGTCCTCGCGGCGCTCGACCAGGCGCTCCCAATCCGGCGCCTCGCCTTGCTCCTGCCAAGTCTCTCCGAGCACGGTGTTCTTGAAGGTCTTGATGTCCTCGGGCTTGCCCTGGGCGGCCTCCCAGTCCCGCGCGACCTGCTCCCAGGAAAGCCAGCCCACGGGCGAGTACAGCGCCGAGATGTGGAAGCCGATCGTGTGGGGATCCTGGCCCTCAGCCGTCGCCCGCCATTCCCCGCCGCTGAGCATGGCGGTCTTGTCGTGCTCCTGCATCGGGTGGTCGCAGGCCGCGCAGTGATACCGCGCCGTCTCCGGGGCGCCCTTCTCCCAGAGCAGCCGCTCGAACCGCAGCCACTGCATCTCCCCGCAGGCGGTACACGGCACGAAGAACCGCCGCTGGTCGCTGGCTAGATACTCCCGCTCGATCCGGCTGCGCCCGGCAATGGTGGGCGTGCTGACCAGGAAGGCCTTGCGGCGCCAGCCGAAGGTGCGGGCGCGCGCCTCGGCGAGCGCAATAGGGTCACCCTCGCCGGCGACATCACCGGGATAGGCGTCGACTTCATCGAGGAACAGGAATCGCGCCGTCATCGAGCGCAGCCCGACCGCGCTGTTGGCGCCGGTCAGGACCAGGATGCCGCCCGGGAATTCCTTCGACAGCATGGTGTTGCCGCTATCGCGCGCCCGGGCCGGCGCCACCCGCTCCCGCAGCGCCGGTGTTTCCTCCAGCAGCGGGTCGATGCGCTGGCGCGAGAAGCGCTTGGCCAGTTCCACGGTCGGCTGCACTGCCAGCGCCGGTGCCGGCACGTGGTGCATGATGTAGCCGAGCCAGTTGTTTCCGCTCTCGGTCGCGCCGACCTGCGCGCCCTTCATGAACACCACGCGCCGGGCGGGATGCACCGCCGACAGCGCGTCCATCACGTCCTTGAGGTAAGGCGTGCGGCTGGTGCGCCACGGGCCGGGTTCCGCGGAGGCGCGGCTGCCAAGCATGCGATGCCGCTCGGCCCATTCAGAGACGGTGAGCTGCGGTGGCGGCCGGAGCATGGCGCCGACGCGGCGGCGCACATGCTCACGGCTGCGGAGACCGGTCCCCTCCGAGGCCAGCTGGATCGAAGCGATCGGCCGCCTCCGTCAGCAGGTCGTTGATGTGGCTCTGCAGGATGGTCTGCAGCAGATGCGGATCGACGCTGATCT